TTCCTTTGCCGCAATCAATATCAAAGTAACCTACTCCGTTGTAGACTTCAATGTTTTTTACTGTTGTGTTTCGTGTTTTCATAGCTTTTTAATTAATTATTTCAACAAATATAATATAATTTTTTAATATAAATACCACCTGAATAAAAAAAATGCGAAATTTTTTAGTTTATAACAGTTGCTAAAATCTATTAAAACATCTTTTAGCTTTGTGTTATTTACTTGAATCTAAATATTTACCTATCTTTTCAATAGTTGCTGTGCTTACTGTTTTGCCTTTTAAAAACGTGTGAATATTTGACTGGTGTAATTTAGCCTCTAAACAAAATCTATTTAGCGTTATTCCTTTCGTTTCAATGTAGCGTCTTATAAGCGTTCGCGTTACGTTATTTACGTTAGCTAATACCTTTTCCTCTTTCATGGCTTAAAAACTGTTTAAAAAGTCTGAAATATCGTTACTCGGTGCGTTCGTGTTTTGCTCCTCAACTGCTTTAATTGATAAACTTAAATATCCTTTGCCTTGACCTGTTTGTTTCTTCCAGGCACTAAGATAATATTCACGACCGTTAACTGTTATTTTGCCGTTCATATCGGGGTGCGTATCCTTTTGCTTTTTGTCGTTTGTAAATAACGCTCCGCTGTTGTCTCTTTTTTCCATTTTATTTTACTTTTAATTTTAACATTTTAATTACCAAAGATTCTGCGTTTACTGTTCCGCCTTTATCTGTTACAGTTAACAAGGCTTCAATTATTTGCTTTAATTCTTTGAGTTCTTTTTTTAAATATTGTATTTCTTGGTTTACTTCTGTATTCATATTAATTCAATTAAGTTATTATAATACTCCCTACATTCTTCAATTCGTGTTTTAATAGATTCTATTACTTCGTCATCTCGCTTTATTACGTGCGTTTTAACGCGCTTTTCCTTAGGTATATGAGTAAAACTGTGTTTCGCCTCTACGTAATCTATTATTTCGTCTTTTTCGTCTATTTCGTTTTGTCGCCAGTGTTCACGTCTTATTTCGTCCCTAACTATTTGTAAAGGTGTATCAATTAAACAATAGCATAACATCGCTTCGTCTTTTTCTGTTAACCATAAATAACCCTGAAGCTGGTAGTAATAATCTTTGTTTTTTATTTCGTCTTCAACTACTTTTTCAAAGAACGTAAACGCATCCCAAGAAGATTTTACATCTATTAAAACATCCGTGTTTATGTCAGGAATACCAGTAATAAATTCGTTACTTAATATTTCTTCATTCTTGTAAATAAACCCTACTTCTAAAACATCGTTAACAAGTGCAATAGCTTCGTTTTCTACTTCGTTGCCTTTGTCCGTGTACCTACTCCAAAATTCTTTTTTAATTCCGTATTTTTTCTCTATTGCTAATTCTAAAATATAGCTTTTAGCAGTTTGCGAAAGACGATCCCCCTTAGTGCGGGGGTTTGTCATTATCTTTCCTATTTGTGAACATCGTATTTTCATAGCGCTGCAATTTGTTCTTTAGTTAAATAAAATTTAGATTGTAGCTCTTCAGCAGAAAATTTACCTTGTTCAATAGCTTTCAATGCTTCGATAAATCTTTTGTTGTCTAATGTTTCTTTTTTAGGTTTTTCTTGTTCTCCACTTGCGTCCGTGTCTTTGTCCGTTACAATACCTAAAATAGTGCTTAAACAGTACCTACGGAAATACGTAACGCCCGAACCAAAACTTTGATAGTCATTCATGCCTTTTAATTGTACGTAAGGAATTAAAGTAACTGAATCTATACATTCGCCGCTTTCAACGTGAAATAAAATAGTCTTTAAATAGTTTATCCCTTCTTGTGAATTAATCAGCTGGGTAAATGCTAATCCGTGTTTTTGTAGTAACGGATTAATTTCTTCAAATATTTTAGGTAAATCAGCATAAGAGTAGCCATAACCTTGCGTGCCTTTGTGAATTACTTTCACTTCTTGTTGGAAGGCTGCCAACGATTTTAATAAATGTTTCATGTTATTTTGTGTTTTGTGTTATGCAAATATAGTAATAAATTCTAATATAACAATAATTAAAATAATGTTAATGTAGAATTTTTTTCCAATACGCAATCTTCATGGTTTTTAGCATTTAATTTAAAGTAACTTTCTTTTAATTCAATACTAATTGATTTTCTATTCATTTTTAATGCTTGGAACCCCTCAGAACCTATACCGCCAAATGGTGAGAATATTGTTTCACCTTCATTTGAATATAAATGAATAATCCTTTCAATAGTATCTAATTGTAAAGGGCATATATGTTTTTCATCATTACCATCGCGACCAGACCTATATTGTAATGTTCTTGAATAATCAATATCATACCATACAGGAGATGCATATTTTTGCCACAAATCAACAGGTAAATAATCTAATTTAGCTGGATCAGTATCTTGATGAGTTATTGGGGTTTCATTATCACCTTCATTTCTAAAAAATAAAATATAATCAGGAATACCTACTCGAGTCATTGAGCTATCTTTTTTAATAGTCTTATGAAGTAATCCAAGTGCTTTTGTTCTTTGCATTTCAGTTACAGGATTTTTCCATATTGTAGTGCGAGAATGATAAATAAATCCATTTTCTTTAAACCAATCAATCAACATTCCAGAAAAATCACGCAATCCAATATATCCTTCTTTGCCTTTTTGAATAGGCAAATCCATGCAATGAATAGCACATATTCTACCTGGTTTTAATATTCTTTTAAGCTCAGGAATAAGAAATTTAAAATGTTGCTCAAATTGTTTATAATCCGATACATTACCCATATCCTCCTCTTTGTCTGAATAAACATATAACTCAGCAAATGGTGGACTAAACACAACTAAATCAGCTGCATTATCATTAATTTTTTTACTTTCCTGAACACAATCACCATTTAATAAGTGATAATCATTTGTTTTTACTTCTTTTTTTGTTATCATTACTTTTGATTTACTTGATTTATAATCTGCCTCACTTGAATATTTAGCCATTTCTTTTATCATTTCAAAATGTCTATCTTGTTTTTCAAGTATTGTTTTTCTTACATTTGTCTGACTTTCAGGAATAAGAATATGAACTTTTACTTTATTCTTTTGACCAAATCTATAACACCTCCTAACAGCTTGATAAAATGCTTCAAATTTGAAATCATATGACATAAATATCATTTCATTGCAATTCTGATAATTCATACCAAAAGATGCTATTGATGTTTTTGTTATTAAGGTTTTAAATTCTTTTTTAGCAAATCCATTTAGATATTTAGCTTTATATTCTGGAGTGTCAGAACCCTGTACATTAACTGATTCAGGTATTAATTTTTCAATAGTATCTGTTTCATTGTTTTTTAATCCCCAAATAATAACTTGAGCAGCTGATTGATTAACTAATTCAATAGTTTTTTCAATTCTTTTACCAAATGACCTATCTAAATCTTTATGTAAGTCAGTTGCACTTACAGCAATATCACCAAATAAAGTCATTGTATTATTTTCAACTGGAATAATATGCTCAATGTATTCTATTTCTGGAAGTGAATATCCATCATGACAATACCCTAACGTTGCAGGATTATCGCATGACATAGACCAAGTACAAACATACTTCCAAAATGGATCCTTTGCATGTTTTCTAAGCCTCCATTTGCTTGTTTCTCCTCCATCATGTACAAAGTACATTGCAAGCATTTCTAAATAACTCATTGCTCCTAAAAACTCGGAATGTTGTCCAAGTTCCATATGGTCATTTGGAGAAGGTGTTGCCGTACATGCTAATTTATATGGTGTATTTTTAAATGAGTTTATAATTAAACTTGATAATTTACCATCCCTGCCTTTTAAAATAGAACTCTCATCTAAAACAACTCCAGAATATTGATTTATGTTTTCAATGTTTTTGAGTTGATCATAATTAGTAATATCAAAGCAATCTAATGATACTCCAAATTTAACAGCCTCATCCCTTGTTTGTTCTACAACTGCTAATGGAGCAAGTATTAATACTTTTTTATTAGTTTGATTAAATACCGCTTGACTCCATGATAATTGCATAAGAGTTTTACCTAATCCACAATCAAAAAATAAAGCAAACTTACCCTTTTTTAATGCTATCTTAACAGCAAATTTTTGAAAGTCAAATAGGTTTTTATTTAACTCATTATCATTTATTTCAAATCCGCTTTCAATAAATGATTTCTTTTTTGTTTCTAAAAAATCTTGATAATTCATATGTTTTGTGTTTTGTGTTTTCAAAATTAGTAAAAAAAAATAATATAACAATAATTAAAAAAATAATTATAAAAACTTTTCTAATCCGCTTGCGCATCGTTTAATTGAATTAGCGCGTTCCTGTAACGATTTTATTTGTTCCTGAATAGTTTGTTTACAATCCGTTGTAAAATAGCCGTTTGAAGTGGCTATTAACGGTAAAAGACCGTTTGAACGAATATAGTTAACTAACTTTCGTAATCTCGGTTGAGTTAATCGCATTTTATACCCGTTATTTTCTAAGTATAAATTCATTCGTTTTACTATTAATTCAGCTTTTATCGGGTTCGATTTTTTGTACGCCCTAAATCCGTGTATTACTAACTGCAAAATTTCCATTTCTTCACTCGTTAGCTCGTGCGTGTATTCTTCAAAGTTTGTTATCATTTGTAAATGTTTTTAATGTTATTCTTTTTAGCAAATCGTATTACAAAATCCTGCGCATCATCCAGCCTTTGACTTGAATAAAGATACTGTCTATTTCTACGAACGTAATAATACTTGTAAATATTACCGTATTTACTTTTTACTAATGTTGGGTAAATCCATTTTAACTGTTTTTCCATATCTATTTGTTTTGTGTTTGTGTAAAATTAATATAAATTTTTAATATAACTACATTTCTTTAATCTTTTTTTTGTATGTCGCAATTATTTCTTTTAATTCATCCTTTGTAAACTTTCGCGTTTTCATAGCTTCAACGCTTAATAACTCAAATTCCGTAATTCCGATTTTTTTTAATAAGTTTTCACGGTAATTAAGTAAATTGCCTGAAAGATACGTGTTACAATGTTCGCACTGAAGGTGTACGTTAGCTTCATTAAAACGAACAGACCAATGATTATTAGCATTGTAAAAGTGTCCTGCATTTTCCTTTAATGGCTTTTTATTACACGATATACAATTATTCCCAGCATCACGTAAACGAATATATTTGTTAAATACTTGTTGAGCTAATTTAATGTAATCTTGAACAGTCATTAAATTCGCTTTTAATTTTGCTTTTTCTTTTTTCCAATTTTTTTCTTTTACTTCGTTTATCCATTCAGCTACGCAATCAGGTTCAAAACAATTCTTTTGTAAAAATACGGACGGCTCAAATGCTTGTTTGCAGTATTTACATTTTCGGCTTTTCATAGGTTTAAATTTTTAAGTATCTTAAAAAGTACATTTACTACTATTGAATTACCAGCTTGTTTGTAGGCTTGTGAATCGCTTACAGGCCAAGTAAACGTATTAGGGAAATCCATAAGTCGGAAACATTCACGAGGTGTTAAACGTCTTATTTTGTAATTATAACCAACTAAAGGTGGGTTTCTTGTTCCTGCCTTTGAATTCCATTCTTTACTATCTCTCATTGATGAAGTCATACAGGGTGAAATATTATCTTTTCTTATTCTTAATCCTTCATCTGACCTATAATCTGCTATCCAAACCCCTTGTTGACATCCTGTATCTAATACGCTTGGAGTTACTCCACCTCCACTACCCATACCCGTTACCATACAAGGTGAAATTCCATTTTTATCATAAACCCATCTGCCATCTCTTGAACCTTTGCCCCATTGAAATAACGGAATTATCACCCCTTGTTGACATCCAGTATCTAAAGTTTGAGCAACTTGTTTGCCTACTCTTCCTCTTCTTGTTTCTGAATTAGGAACTGCCAAATTAATGCTATCTCCTTCGGTTGCTTC